ACCTTGTTCAGGATCAGTTGCTACTTGTTGCATCATTGATTGTTGTGCCACATTATTGGTTACACCAACTGGTAAACCTAGGCCTTCTTCTTTTTCCTCATCAATCTCTGATTGCATTTCTTTAATTTCATCATCAGTTAAACGCAATACGTTACGTTGAATCCATGCTTGTGAGAAGTAACGACCAGTATATGGATCAACTTGACCAAGTAATGATAATCTATTGGTCATTAACTCTGCATCTTTTAATTCTGTGAAGTTATTATCTTTAATAAAGTTATAATGAATGTTTTCTTTAAATTGATCCCATTCTTCTGTAGTGCAAATACCTTTTAGTACACATTGCACACGTAAAGCCTGATTAAAGATGTCTGAAAACTTGGCACGTAATCTATCAACAAACTTAGAGAACTTTAATTCATCTCTGGTAATTTCTGATGAACGACCTAATGAAAAACTTTGGTTTGATTCTAGTCTAGAAATGGGCACACTTAAAGCGCCATATAGTTTTCTTTGGAAGTATTTAACATCTTCCAATTCACCTAGGTTTTGTCCACCAGGTAATGTAGTGATCTCTGTACCTTTGTTACCTTCTCTACGTGGTAACCAGAAATCTTCCATCATCGACAAGAATTTACGGTCATCTCTTACTTCACCTGTGTTTGCATCATAGACAAGTTTGTTCTTATACTTAATCATGATGTCACGTAGATATTGTTCGGCCTTTAACTTTGGTAAGTTACCAACGTCAATGTAGAATATTCTACGTTCTGGTGCTCTAGAAATACGGTAGATAACAGTTGCATCTTCAATCATACGCAACTGGTTAAGAGGTTTGATTGCTTTGTGTAGATAACTTAAAACCACTGCCCTACGGGAGTCCATAAGCCCACTAACAACAGAAATAATCGAATCTGTAGTGATGCGAACACCAATAGGACCAAAATTAGAAGAAGTACCGGTAGCCACTTTGTCATTGTATATGTAATATTCATTAACGAGGTTGGTAATATCCACACCTGTGCGTTCGTCTTTCTTCTTCTTTAATTCACGGACTTTACGTAGTTTGCGTGGGTCAATATACCGCAGTTCTTTAATGCCTTGAGCTGGGTTTTCTCTGTCAATAATAATGTGGTAGTACATTCTACCATCAATATAATATCTACGGAAAATATCTTGCGCCATATGACCATAATTTAATAAACGCAAAACAGTATTAAATTCTTCTTTGATTGCTTTCTTAATCTTATCAGGCTGATCCAAAGCATCTAGGACGATCTGTGTGATCTTACCGTCATCATCTTCTACAATACCTTCATTAACTATATCATCGATGGCCGATTCAATTTCTGGTTGCATTGCCATTTCACGATAACGGGAGATGAGTTCGACCTCATTCTTTGCCGTACCGTCTAGGTCAACGTATGTACCATAATAAGCCGCTGATTGTATAGTTAATGCACCATCATCATTCGAAGGCGGCGAAAACGACTGTTGCACAAGTGAAGCCTCTTCAGACTTACCTCGTGATATCGTAAAACCAAAAAGCGAAAATTTATTTAAAGATGCCATATTTTCCTAAATGTCAAAATCAAAAAGTCACATGAAGGGAGGCCGAAGCCTCCCCGCTTATATAAAAATCAGTTTGTAAAAGCACTACCTTAACCACTAACTGCGCCTGAAATAGGTTTTAGGTTACTCTTTTCACCATCTGTTGTATTTGATACCCAATATTGATAAGCAAACGTCACTGAAAATTCTTCAATAGCATCATTTGATCCCCAATCCAAATCAATTGGAGAAATATCAACTGGAAACATACCAGTAAATGAATATGTTTTCTTTTCACTACCATCTTTACCCCACTGTACAACTAGAGCATCTCTGGAGTAATCTATTGGTCTTACGTATGAGTTTTTTCTTCTATTTTCTTTATGTGAATTAATAGCACTCATCCATGATTCCAAAGCATTTCTAGCTACAAAATCTTCATCATTAATAATTGTTACTGTCCAATCACTAAATGTTCTATTTCCTGGAAATTTTAGTTCACGACCAAAATAATAAACAGGAACAACACCAATAGTGGAACCTGGTAATTGTGCTGCCTTTACTTTGAATTGCATTTCTCGTTGTGCTGACGCTGAATCTACATCTTGTCCTCCAACTCCAGCTGGAACAGTCATATAGACTTCAAAAAGATTTGGACGAGCTCCGTCAAAAACCATTTTTGATCTAAAATCGTTTACATTAAAAGCCATTTTTTTCTCCTATTATCCTGTTGATATTTATAAGTTAACCTGTAACAGTTGTAAATTCAACACCAGTTCCAACAGCGATAAAGTTCAGTTGAATGTAATTGATTGATCTTGAAGGTTTGATGTAAATATCACCCACGAATTGATTACTATCAATAACAGCTTGAGTGTTATTTGTTCCATCACAAATAACTTTATAATCAACAATACCTTGACGACCTTGTACTTCACGTAAGAAAGGATTAACAGTTGAGATAAATTGTGATCTGGTGAAATCATCATTCTGTTCAAATAAAGATGATTTTGCAGCTTCAGCAATTGATTTCTCTAGTACAATAAACAATCTACGAACATTAATTCTATCAAATGCGGATGGTTTTGCTGTTAATGTTTTATCGCCAAACAAGATAATACCTTGTCCTGGAAACGCAATAACAGGGTTAATACCAGTAGAATACAATGTATCTCTGTATGTCTTAGTTGGATTCCATGCTAATTTGATTGCATTTCTAATCGCACCTCTGGACATTCCAGCTGGTGAGAACCATGGATCACGAACACTATCAGTAAATACACATAGGCCAGCAACATCAGAATTTAATGCAGACCAAATATATCTATTGTTATATGGATCAAATTGATATTTCCAACCAGAATCGGCAACAGCATATGTAGAACTTCTTGCTAAACTTGTTAACCAACTTTGAATATTTGTTATTGCAACAGAAGGGTCAACATTAACTACCGATGATTTTGGTGGTGATACAAAAGCTATAGCATCTTGTCTACTAGCAGCTAAATCAATACAAGCTTGTTGTACAGTCACACTTGCTTCACCACTAATTATTAAAGAAACATCAACTGTCTCTTTATTTGCAAATAGATTATATGCACTTACAATATCACCATCTGTGGCATTACCACCTACACCATTACTTAGTGTTGATAAAATTGTAGTTGATGGAGTTGCAAATGTTATACCTGCAGCAGGTTGATCCCATGTTGCACTTGTATTTGCATAATCTACAGGGTTTACAGCATAGATATAATTTGACTGTTCAAATATTATTTGTTTGTAATAATTACTGCCGCCATTTCTACTTGCATCTCTTGCTTTCGAAACAAACGGATAAGTTTCTAAAACTGTGTTTGCTGTTCCACTAAATCTTCCTAATGCATCGATAACAACAATATGCATTTCGTCATTTGTAGCTTGTTGAAATGTAGCAAAATCTGAAGTTCCTGGTGCAGATGGGAAATAGTTTTTATATGACCATGTTGAGAACGTTGCTGAATTAGCACAAACTTCAACTGTTAAAGAATTGCCTAATGTGCCTGGATATCTTGCTACAAATGCTCCAACAGCATTTTGATTATTTGAATTTAAATAACTAGCTTCAAATTCTACTGAATTTCTAATTTGTACAGCTGTACCCGTTGTTACGGCATTGTTTGCTGTTGTTGGAACTGCACGAACAATACTTAAATTATTTCCGTAAGCCAAGAAATTAGCTGCCGCAAAGAATGATGGATTAGAATTGTGTGAAGTATCTGAACTTGGTTTTCCGAAAATTCTTCTTAGTGAAATCTCACTGTCAATCAATGTAATTTGATTTGCGGGACCCCAAAGGAATGTTCCAGCAAAAGCACCGGCAGTAGTAAGGGCTGAAGGAACAACATTAGTGTTATCGACTTCGCTTATGCTTACGCCTGGAGATAGTTGAAACGCCATTTTTTTCTCCTTAATTTATTATATGTTTTTGGCACCTAAAATACCATGGTAATTATTTATCAAAGACAAGATTTACATTACCTGGTCATATCTCTAATGAAATTTGCATAGGGTTGGCCTGAATCTGCCGTTTCCCACACATCTCCATCAAAAACCTCAAACTCATGTTCCAATCCATCTTCAATAATTGGTGCCGGTAAATGTTCTTCGTCAACTTGATTCATGTTTTCCAACTGAATCTGTTTTCTTATATCATGGTTAACAATATCTTTAAAGTATTTCTGAGTTGTTATCCATGCAAATATCACCAATGACATAACCATGTCATCGTTTGTACCTTCTTCAGCCCTAAACGTATTCTTTTGTTGTACGAATGTCGTTAATTCAGAATAGGTAGTAAAGTCATTAATCTGTAACTTGTCACTTTCAATTAAAGTTTTTAGGTTAGAACAACCTATTGCCTTAACTTGAGGTGACATTTTCAGTCCCATCTGTACGCCACGAGCAAAACCACCAGATAGTTGTTGAGGTTTCTTATTGCCAGTGTAAATCTTCAGTAAGTTCTCATATTCAAAATCTTGGTGTAGTGTGTCTGCAACCTGTGGATTGTTATTTATTTCTACCAAAATATATGCATTATTATACATTCTTGCTGCATTATATATAACAGTTGGAAACAGTATAGGTGAAATAGAGGAACTGTTGTAGGCCGCAACTTGTTTGTATGGTGTTTTTGAAATGTCTATAACTGAGAAGGAAGAACTATCCAGATTCTTACCTTCAGACACATCAACCGTAATTGCATAAAGGTGGTCAGTTAATGCACCTTCTTCTTCTTTCACTGGATGTTCAAAGATTCTCATCATATCGTGTGTAACAAGTGGTTCTCTATAAACCAATTGTTGCAACTTAGTACCAGAGATCAGTGTGTTGGTTGAACCTAAGAATTCGGTTTCAAACTCTTGTGCAAACTGTCTTTCAGAAGTATTTCTAATTGTTTCTTCACGCCAAACTTGATCTCTACCTGGAACGTGTGACCAATGAATTTCAAATGGAACATAATTGTTCTTCTTATTCTGTGCATCCATCCATAACTTGTAGAACAAGTTCATACCGTTTGGTGTAGATACAATAATAATCTTTGTCTTTTTACCAGATGAGATTACTGGGTAAACTGAGTTAAAGAATTCATTTGCAATATTATTTGGTACGAACGCAAATTCATCTAAGAATACAATATTAAAAGAACCACCTCGAATCGCACTGGATGAGGTAGAGGCCGCTATGATCTTAGACCCGTTCTCTAACTCTACATTACCCTTGTTCCATGTCAACACACCTTGTTGTAACCAATGAGGTAGGTTCTCATAAGCTAACTGATACTTTGCAAGAATGTCACGTGCTAAAGAACCTTTGTTAGCCAGAACAGCACAGTTTTGAGAATCATTGAATATTGTTGCGTGTAATAAATATGCAACTGTTGTGGTAGTTTTACCAACCTGACGAGGACATTTGGTGAT